CAAACAAACTGATGCTTGAGAAAAGCAATGCAGGAATTTGGTATGCCCTGTCAGAAGGAAAGCGCTACGCAGAAGAGAATGGGTATGACGTTGTCTTTAAAATAGATGATGACGTTTCCGCAGTTGGAAACATTGCTGATGACCTTCAGGATATATTGTCGTACTTCACGAAGCACAAATCATTAGGAGCCGTTGTGTTCCCTTATGACTTTGAGTTCTATGCAAAGAGCAACAAACTATTTACCCACATCAACAAAAGGGTTCAGACTTGCTATTTGATTAGAACATCATCCTTCCGACCAAGACCAGAGGTAAACACATTTGAGGACTTCTATCAGTTTTTTCAAATGATTAACAATAATGAGTTCACTTTATTTTGCGCTCGGCACGCAATTAAGTGTAAGCCTGTCGGTAGTGGCGCAGGTGGTCATCAGGCCTTCGACAGAAAGCAACAGGCGGAGAACGAAATAAAACTATTTCAACAAATCGACCCAACAGTTGGCATAATTGTTAAGGAAGACAAACGCTGGTACTATGAGCCAAAGCTTACAGGCGAACAATACAAATCAAAGAAACTGTGAAACGAATCGACCTTGAGAGAGTCCCATTTGACAAGGATAAATTCAAAAAGCGTTCAGCCCTCCGTTCGGACGTAAGCCGAATGATTAAGGAGGACTGCATTATCTATGTGGACAATCAGCCCACAATCCTATACAAAAAGCTAACGACCGACACCTCTGCCTTGCGTTGGGCGGTAAAGAACATTAAGTACTCGGAAGGAAAGCGGTCACGTGGGCTGAAGTCCATCTCCGCAATCTTTGGCTACTCACCACGAGTTGCAATGCGTCACGACTACTGCACGGTTACATCAATGGCGATGAACCACAAGAAGCAGCACCACATCATCACTGACTTTGCCAAAGAGCTGGTTGGGTATTACAAAGAACACTTTCCTGAACAATACGAGTACCACTCAAAACTTGTGGAAGAAAAGGTAATGCAAGATTGGACAATAGGCGGAAGCCCATTTACAAGCGGAATCGTAAACAAGAATAACCAATTGAAATACCATTACGATGCAGGAAACTTCAAAGGAGTGCTATCGAATATGGTGGTATTCAAAAGAGATGTAGATGGTGGCCATCTTATCATTCCCGAGTTGGACATCGCCCTCGAAGTAGAGGACAACACCCTAACCATTTTCAATGGCCAAGACATCCTTCACGGAGTAAGCACCATTGAGTATAACAATGAACAAGCATACCGCTACTCGGTGGTATATTACTCGTTAGAGCAAATGTGGAAGTGCGAGCCTTTGGGTCAGGAGATTGACCGAATCCGCAAAGTAAAAACGGAGCGTGAGAAGAAACGACTTGATCCTGAACACTTGGATTCGCTCAAAAAAAGAAAGGAAGAACTGAAGGCCTCATCTGACAAAGAGTTCTTCACAGTGCTAAAGAAGAATGACAAATAAGGACATTACTAAAAAGGCAATGCTCGATGCGCTAGAGAAATCGCTCGGTGTTGTAACGGCTGCCTGCAAATCGGTTGACATCGCTCGTGAGACCCATTACCGATGGATGCGTGAGGATGCCGACTACAAAGCAGCAGTCGAGGAACTAGGAGACGTAGCCATTGACTTCGCAGAGAGCCAACTGCATAAGCAGATAAAGGAGGGCAACTCAACCGCCACCATCTTCTTTTTAAAGACCAAAGGAAAGAAGCGTGGGTATGTGGAACGCCAAGAGGTAGACGTGAACACAGGCAAGCTATTCCAAATCGAGGTGCTTGGCGAAGATTGAAACCAATAAGATATTTAACCACTTAAGACGCAGCGACAAAAAGATAGTCGTTGAGCAGGGCGGTACTCGTAGCGGGAAGACATACAACATCCTGCTATGGGTAATCTTCTATTATACGGAGCGAGAAACGGACAAGACAATTACCATCTGCCGTAAGACCTTCCCATCTCTGCGGGCTTCGGTGATGCGTGACTTCTTTGACATACTACGGAACCACGACCTATACAACGAAAGCTACCACAACAAGTCAAGCCACGAATACTACCTGAACGGAAACTTGGTGGAGTTCATATCGCTTGACCAACCGCAGAAGATACGAGGCCGAAAACGTAACCTGTTGTACATCAATGAGGCCAACGAACTAACCTACGAAGATTGGCAGCAGCTCATCCTCCGTACCGAAGGCAAAGCCATCCTTGACTACAACCCTTCGGATGCGTTCCATTGGATATACGACAAGGTGGTGCCTCGTGAGGACTGCGACTTCTACCAGACCACCTACCTTGATAACCCGTTTCTTGATGCAGGGGTAAAGGCAGAGATTGAACGCCTGAAGGAAACCGATGAGGACTATTGGCGCATCTACGGCTTGGGTGAGCGTGGTATGAGCAGAGCCACCATCTTTCAGTTCGGGCAGACAGAAGTCCCACAGGATGCAACGCTCTTGGCATACGGACTCGACTTCGGTTACACGAATGACCCAAGCGCACTCGTTGCCGTATACAAAGCGGGAGACAACCTATACCTTGATGAACTCATCTACCGAACGGGACTAACCAACCCAGACATTAGCAACCATTTCAATAGCCTAAACCTTGACAGGCGGTCAGAGGTATTTGCTGACTCTGCTGAACCCAAATCTATTGAGGAACTGCATCGTATGGGATGGAACGTGAAACCCACGCAGAAGGGCGCAGATAGCGTCATAGTGGGTATTGATGTGCTGAAGCGGCACAAGATATTTGTAACCCCACGAAGCAACAACCTAATCAAGGAAATGCAGAACTACAAGTGGGTAGAAGACAAGAACGGCAACCTCTTGAACAAACCCATTGATGCGTTCAACCACGCCATTGATGCGGTGCGCTATGCTACCTACAACAAACTAAGCCGTCCGAACTACGGGCGGTATGCTATACGTTAAATTCAAAAGGTTATTTATTTATGGAACTCAAGGTAGTAGTACCCACCGACCTGTCGGAAATAACACTCGACCAATACCAACGCTTCGCACGATTGGAAGGCGATGAGGAGTTCTTGACGCATAAGATGCTTGAAATCTTTTGCAACGTGCCTCTTGCTCAATTGCCTAACGTAAAGTTCAAGAGCCTTGCGGGAGTGGTTAATCGCCTGAACGGAATGTTCAACGAGAAGCCATCGCTGAAGACAAGGTTCACCATTGGCAAGCAAGAGTTCGGCTTTGTGCCAAACCTCGAAGACATCACCTTTGGTGAGTACGTGGATTTGGACAATTATATGAGCAGCACATCAGAACTGCACAAAACGATGGCGGTGTTGTACCGACCCATCACGCAGGACTTGGGCAAGCGTTACGAGATAGAGCCATACGAGTCAGCGCAGAGGTATTGCGACTTAATGAAGCAAGCACCAATGGATGTTGTATTAGGCGCAACGCTTTTTTTTTATCGTTTAGGAAGCGAATTACTCAACGCTACGATTCGCTCTTTGGAGAACCCGCAAACGAATATAGCTCAGAAGCGCAGTTCGGATCCAAGTGGGGCTGGTATTCTTCTTTCTACCATCTCGCTAAAGGAGATGTCACAAGGTTTGAAAGCGTGGGAAGATTGGGCGTTCATCAATGCCTCACCCTTCTCACATTTGACAAAGAAAAAGGAGACGTTGAGCGCAAGCAATTAGAAAAACTAAAGAAATGAGGCAGTTTTACGACATCACCACCAAGCTCAAGGACACCCTTGAAGCGCATAGCCAAGTGAACGTGGTCACCACAGGAGACATCTTTGATATTGATCTGAACAAGCAGACCATCTTCCCATTGAGCCATATCATTGTGAACCAAGCAACATTCGAAGGACAAATAGTCCGAATGAACGTGAGCTTGCTTTGTATGGATATTGTAGATGAGACCAAAGAGAATCCCCGTGACCAAGCAGAGCCGTTCTACGGAATCAGCAACGAGCAGGATATTCTCAACACGCAGTTGGCAGTCATCAACGATGTCATCACGGAACTACGCAGAGGTACTCTTTACTCTGACCTGTATCAGCTGGATGGCAGTGCTACGGCAGTTCCTTTCTCGGAGCGTTTCGAGAACTTGCTTGCTGGATGGACTGCAACCTTTGACGTGCTGCTTGCCAACACCGAAATCAGCGTTTGCTAAATGGCACGTCAGGAGTTGGTTCAGTCGGTTCTTTCAAAGTTCGCTCGCTACGTAATTCAGCAGGCGAAGTCAAACCTCACACGCAAAAAGCAGAACGTGAGTGGAGAACTTTACAACTCTCTTGACTACAACTTGACAGTTGGGCCAAATTCGTTCTCCTTGACTTTTTCAATGGAGGACTATGGGTTGTTCCAAGATCAGGGTGTTCGTGGCGCAAAAAGCACGTATACAAGCGCAGCGGGATCTCCTTACAAGTACACCAACAAGATGCCTCCTGCATCTGCCTTCAGTCAATGGGCAGTCAAGAAAGGATTGGAAGGCACTCGCAACAAGCAAGGACAATTCGTAAAGCGTAAAGGGCTTCAGTTTGCTCTTGCTCGCAGTATCTACGAGAAGGGTATCCCTGCTACCAAATTCTTTACTAATCCATTCGGCATTGCGTTCAAACGCCTGCCGCCTGAAATCGTTAACGCATTCCAACTTACAGAGGAGGACTTTAAAGCATTCACTACGAAATGAGTATTCCAGTTTCAGCAACACCCGCTTCAATAGCGACAGCCCGAAGCCCAATCTTTATCACGGGTAAGAATAACACCTTACCTGCTGATGAGTTAAACGCAATGACTATAAGTGTCTCTACCTACACGGGTGCGCAAACACCTGTTAGTGGTCAGACAACTTATTCGCTTACCAAGTCCTACTCTATTAATGAAGTTATAAACTTTGAGATCAGTGATCTTGTTCGTGAGCGTTTCTTGCATCCATTTGGCAAGACATTCATCACCGAACCAAGTGCGTCAGAAACAGGTGAAGCTTTGTGGATTCGCAGAACGGGTGATTGGACTTATTCTAACAATGGAGCAGCACCTGAAACTGCACCAATTGGAACCATCTACTTTTTAGCTTTAGATGGATATAAGTCTTTGGGGCAGTTGCAAAATAGCGGGGTAACGCAACCTAACCTTTTTACCAACCGACCTATGCAGGTCTTGGCGGGTAATTACCAATCATTGCCCGTATCATACAACACGTATAGCGGAGTAAACGGATTCAGCATTGAGATCAACGGAGCAGAATACTGGTTCTCACTAAAGGATGAATTGGGATGGGCAAATACAACGACCACCACTACGCAGATGGTCATCTACATTCCTGCTGGAGTTTCTAACGTAGCGCAGTTCTTGGGAATCACGCCAACAGACGAGTACACAATCAACCTACTCGTAAATAGCGAAGGCATTGCTTACAACGACCGAGTAAAGACAGATGGTGGAACTGTGGAAGGATTGAACTGCCTATGCGAAGCATTGCAGGCATTAGGTGAGGTTGATGACACCACCGCAGTTGAGTTCGAGGTTATATGCGAACCCAAGTACGAGCCGTACCAAATTCAGTTCGTTAACAAGTATGGGATGAGTGACTACATTACGTTCTTTAAAAATTCTACGGAGCGTGGTGACTTCATTCAAGACCAATACCAAAAGAGCATCTACGCAGACGCCTACACGGATGTGAACTATGTGAATGGCAAGTACCAATCATTCAACATCAATTCTCGCAACACACTAACGCTCAACACGGGCTTCGTAGATGAATCTTATGGAGAGGTTATGGAGGAGCTTTTGATGAGCGAGAAGGTGGCCATCTACGAAGGTGGTCAATGGGTTGCGGTAGTTCCTGAACGTGGAAGCATTAACTACCAAAAGTCAATCAACGAAAAGACCATCAACTACACGATGAACTTCACCTATGCGTTTGACCAACGGATGCTTGTACGATGAACAAGGTTGACATCTACATCAACGATCAGCGATTGGACATCTTCCAAGACGAGGAGATTACAATCAACCTATCAGTTCAAAACATTCAGGACATATCAAAGGTATTCACGGACTTCACGCAGGACTTCACAGTTCCAGCAAGCCCAACGAATAATGCCATATTCAAGCATTACTACCGAACGGATGTTGATAGTGGATTTGATGCACGCTTAAGGGTTTCAGCAAGAATCGAAATCAATTCATTGCCATTCCGTACTGGAGTGATTGAACTTGATAGCGTACAACTAAAGGGAACGGAGCCATACTCGTACTCTTTGACTTTTTACGGAGACGTGGTAAGCCTTGCTGATTTATTTGGTGAGGACTACCTATACGACCTTGACTTCAGCGCATACAACCACCCTTACACGGATGAGGAGATATGGCAAAGATTTAGGTTTGACTACGATGCTGATTTGTTCTACCCATTGATGAGTCCCGTTAAGAACTGGGTTTATGATTCAAGAGGTGGAAACCACGATGATGTAAACATCCATTTTCACAACACTAACGAAAATCACGGGATCCACTATTACGAACTGAAGCCAGCACTCAAGGTTACGGCTATTCTTAATGCTATAGAAGCAAAATACGGAATCAACTTCACGGGTTCGTTCTTGAGTGCAACTCCGTTTGTTGATTTGTCTCTTTGGCTTCATAGGCGTGAGGGATATATGTACGAAAACCAACCCGCAGCCACCGCTTGGGAGATTATTGATTTTGATGAGTCGAATGCTCCTACGCCAGATTGGTTCAACCTTGCTACCGAAAGGTGGAGTCCTGTTGGGTTAAGTGGCACTGGTGACGTCTATAGAGTTTCAATCACCGTAACTCCATCAGCATATACTGATGACTATTTTATTGGTGTGTTTAGAAACGGAGTCCTTGTATCTGAAGGCACGGGCAACGGGGTAAGTACGATTGTGATGAGCGACATTGCGGTGACCAACAATGTTGAGTCACTACAAGTCAAGATTCGACCAAGCACAAACGTGGCTATGGCTTATCAGGTTGACACAATGACAATCACAAACTCTGCATCGGTAATAAGTGCTGATGTATATATGTCAACTGTTCAGTCGTACGCTTCAGCAGTAGTGTACGTGCAAGACCTGATGCCAGAGATTAAAGTCAAAGACTTCTTTAGTGGCATCATCAAGATGTACAATATGGTGATTGTGCCAACATCTGCAACTAACTTCTTGCTTCAGCCGTTGCAAGATTGGTATGATGCAGGCACAAATCAAGATTACCAAACGTATTTCGATATTACCGAGTACACGGTTAATCGACCATCTCTATACCGAGAGATTGAATTCAAATATCAAGATACGGATCAAATACTTGGCTTTGAATATCAACGCATCTATGGTGCGGGGTATGGCGAGCTTCGTGCTTTCTTCACATTTGATGGAGATGAGCTGATTGTTGAATTGCCTTTTGAGTGTCCGTTGTTTGAGCGTCTTTCAAACTTGGATGATGAAGCAGCACCATTGACAAACATACTTGTTTACAAGAGCATCACTAATCAGGCAAATGAGGATGGAACATTCAACCCATACTTGGGTGCGCCTGTGTTATTCTACGGCTACTACGACAATTACGACATTGGAGCTAACCCAATTGCCTATGTTAACTCCAACAACGCCACGTCACGTGAGGTAGAAGCTTGTTGGTACGCAAACACTTCCAATCGTTATGCTACGCCAACCAATACAAGTTCTATTGTGTTTGGTGCTGACATTGACCCCTACTTTCTTCAGAGCATAAATAAGAACTTGTACAACGATTACTGGAGTGACTACATCACCGACTTGTATGACTCACATCGTAGGCTTGTGCAGGTTGATGCGGTATTGCCAATCGGCAAGATCATAACAATGGACTTGAAGAACGCAGTCATTTGGAATGGCACAAAGTACATAGTTAACTCGGTGCAGCTGAATATGACCACAGGTAAAGCAACATTCGAACTCCTCAACGTAGTATGAAGCCAAGTTATTTAGGTTATTTGATTGAACTCTTGCAGTTGGATGAGTGGCGCAACGAGTCGGAGGCTATTGACATAGCCAAAGGCAAGCACGCTATTCCAAAGACTTGGGATGAGTTCCTAAAGCGCAGGTAATGGCAGTAGTAGAAACAATCCGCATTGATGGTGACTCCACGCAGTTTGACGCTGCCGTCAAAGATTTAATTGCAAACATCAATCAGCTCAACAAGTCGATTGATAAAGTAGGGACGGAAGCCAAGCAATCATTTGGTCAAGCTGAGGATGCGGTCAAAGGCGTCAAGGAAGAAGTAAAAGAAACAGGCAAGGGAATCAAAGACCTTGTCCGCAATTTTGGTAGCCTTGCCCTGCTCACGAAAGCCACCGATGCAGCAAGTGAAGCGTTTACGCAAAACCAAAAAGTTGTAGACGTATTAAATACGGGCTTGTTTACGGTGCAGATTGCCGTGAGCAACCTGATTGACTATTTCACAGGAGGCAAGAAAAGCCTTCGTGAGGCATTGAGTGGAGTTGTTGACCAAGCCAAAGACTTAGTTGAACTTCAGAAGAAGTCGCAGCTCGCAGAGGTGCAGCGCATCAAAACTCAGTTTGAATATCAAACTCTTGCTGAACAGGCACGTCAGTTGCGTGACAATGAATTGTTGAGCATTAGTGAACGACTTCTGTATAACGAATTATTGAGAGACAACTTAAATGAGCAGCTTGAGTTAGAGAAAAAATCAGTAAACGCAAAGATTGCTGCTGCCCAAGCCGAGTATGACCGCATACAAAACACGGATAATTTAGTTGCTCTTGAAGCGGCTCGTGTAGAATTGCTTGATATTGAAGAACGTATAGTCGGGCAGACAACTGAATACTTGATGAACCAACAAAGTCTGATGCGTGAGCAGGTGGACTTACAAAAGCAAATCAACGAAGGGAAAGCACTTGAGCAAGAAACAGGTGTTGAAAGATACACAGATTTGCTTGTGTTGTCAAACTTAGTTACTCGAATAAGAATTAAAAATGAGAGGGAACTTGCTGAGGAAGAATATAAAAGATATGAAGAAGCATACAGAACTCGTTTTAAATTTCTCTCAGCCGAAATTGCCATAATGCAATACTTTGGGAATACTGAAAATGCCCAATACCAAGCATTGCTTGACGAGAAATATCAACTTGACTTGGAATACTTCAACAAAACAAGAGAGCTTGATGAGAAGCGCAGGGGTTTTGACCTTCAGTCGGTAAGCGATGCAGTTCAGACCACGCAACAATCTATTGATGCTATTTCTGCTTTTTATGAAGCATCAAGCAGCAGCGACATACAGGGAATTGAAGCACGTATGCAAGCTCTTGAGGCGCAAGGCAAATCAGAGAGTGCTACTTATAAAGCCTTGAGTGCGGAGCGTGAAAAATTGGCTAAAAGAGATTTTGAGATTCAAAAGAAGCTATCTATTGCCCAAGCGGTAGTTCAAGGCGTAGAAGGCGTTATAAACGCTTACGCTACGGCACAAAAGTCACCACTTACAGGTTTGTTCCCTGCTTATCCTGCAATTGCAGCAGGAGCCGCAGCAGCATTTGCTGCAAGCCAAGTTGCGCTTATCAGTAGTCAGCAATACCAATCAGCAAACGCAGGCTCTTACACTTCAGGTGCAGGCACTCCTTCGGTTCCCTCACAACCTGCACAATTCAACATTGTAGGTCAAGGTGGTGCCAACCAATTGGTAGAAGGCATCGCAGGACAATTTGACCGACCAATCCGTGCTTATGTGGTCAGCGGAGAAGTTATTTCAGGAGCAGAGCTTGACCGCAGACGCATACGAACCGCAACATTCGGATAATGAAACTGATTGAACTTATACTTGATGAAACGATGGCCCTTACGGGGATTGATGCCATCAGCCTCGTAGAGCATCCTGCCATTGAGGAGGACTTCATTGCTCTCAACTCAAAACGCCTTGAGTTCGCAACCCAGAGCGAAGAGAAGCGCATCCTAATGGGAGCAGCACTCGTACCAAACAAACCCATCTACCGAGTAAATGGTGAAGAGGAGTTTTACGTTTACTTTTCGGAGAACACCATCCGCAAAGCGAGTGAGATGTTCTTTCAAAAGGCCAAGCAGAACAACGCTACCCTTGAACACGAGGTAGGCATCAACGGCCTCACGGTTGTAGAGTCTTGGATTATTGAAGATGAGACTCACGACAAGAGCCGCAAGTACGGAATGGATTTACCTGTTGGCACTTGGATGGTTTCTATGAAGGTCAATAACCCTGAGATTTGGGATGGCTTCGTAAAGACAGGCAAGGTCAAGGGATTCTCAATCGAAGGGTACTTCGTGGACAAGATGAACTTTGCCAAGCAAGAGATGGAAGTAATCGAGGAGCAAGAGGCTGCTTTGCTGCTATCGCAAATCGTAGCCATCATCAAACGTGATGGACGCAAGAAGTCAGGCAAGCGTATGGAGCTTGAATCCTACTCGGACTATCCCGAAGCGGTACGTAACAATGCCAAGCGGGGCATTGAGCTTAACGAGAGCAACGGCAACAAGTGCGCTACGCCTGTTGGTAAGGTGCGAGCGCAGCAATTGGCACAAGGCAAGCCAGTGAGCGTAGAGACAATTACTCGGATGTATTCATACCTATCAAGAGCCGAAGAATACTACGATGAGAACGACACTCAAGCCTGTGGCACTATCTCTTACCTGCTATGGGGAGGATTGGCTGCAAAGCGTTGGTCAGAGAGCAAACTTAAAGAACTTGGCAAATTATGATGCGCCCACAAAAACTCCCAGTAGCCTCACCACGAGGCGGCAATCGTGGATGTCTTTGCAAGGACAACACCTACTCACGTAAATGTTGTGACGGCTCTTTGCCTGCTCAAGGCATCGGCTCTTTGGTAGGGCAAGGTGATGTAATCATTAATCCGTAAAATGTAACAAGCAACCCCCAATTCTTTATTTAGTTAGATATGAAAGCAAATAATATCCTAAACCGCATCCTTGCTGAGCTATCATCCATTCGTGAGGTGAAGTTCGAGCAAATGACGCTTGAGAACGGAGCCGTTCTTGAAGCTGAAGTATTTGAAGCAGGAAACGAGGTATTTGTCGTAAGTGGCGAAGATCGTGTACCTGCTCCTGTTGGTGAGCATCTTCTTTCTGATGGCCGTGTATTGGTCATCACCGAAGAAGGACTCATCTCTGAAATTAAAGAGGCTGCTGCCGAAGAAGAAGAAGCAAGCGTTGAGATTGAGGTTGAAGCCTCAGCCGAAGAAGCTACTACTGAACTCGCAGAAGTCGAAGTAAAAGAAGAGGCTCCTGCCGTTGCAGCCATCGTAGAGAAAGTTCTCGAAGAGATTGCAATGATGCGTGAGGAGATGAAAGCAATGCGTGAGGAGATGGGCGGCTACGCCAAGAAGGAAGAGATGGCAGCGGTGAAAGCCGAATTGTCAGCCGAGCCTGCTGCGAAGCCCATCAAGCACAACCCCGAAACAAAGCAAGCCAACAAGGTTGAGTTCAAGCGTCCCGCAAAAACCCTTGACCGAGTCCTTGCACGTCTTAACAAATAATAAAAACAGAAAATGGCAACGACCACTTCAATCACTACTTCGTACGCAGGTCAATTTGCGTCAAAGTACATCTCTGCTGCTCTTTTGAGCGCAGACACGCTTGACAAGAGTCTCATCGAGATTCTTCCAAACGTAAACTACCGCACCACTCTTCAAAAAGTTGCTACTGACGGAATCGTCAAGGACGCCACTTGTGATTTTGATGCCACTTCAACCCTGACTCTGACTGACCGAGTTCTTGAGGTTGAACCATTCCAAGTTAACCTTCAGCTTTGCAAGAAGGACTACTACGATTCTTGGATTGGTGGACAAATGGGCTTCTCTGCCTACGATAGCATCCCTGCTTCTTTTGCTGACTTCTTGATTGCTCACGTAGCTGCCAAGACTGCCCAAAAGATTGAGCAGAACATTTGGAACGGAAACGCTGCCTCTGCTGGTGAGTTCTCTGGTCTTATCTCTTTGATGACTGCTGACGCTGACGTTGTAGACGTAACTGCTACAACTGTAACGGCTGCTAACGTAATCACCGAGCTTGGAAAGGTAATGGACGCTATCCCCGCTGCCCTTTACGGCAAGGAGGACTTGACCATCTACGTCCCACAAAACGTTGCTAAGGCTTACGTTCGTGCGCTGGGTGGCTTCGGAACTTCAGGTCTTGGCGCTAATGGTGTTGACAACAAAGGCACTATGTGGTACGGACAAGGTGACCTGTTCTTTGATGGTGTTCGTGTTGCTATGGTCAACGGACTTCCTTCTAACAAGATGGTTGCTGCTCAAACCTCTAACCTGTTCTTCGGAACTGGCCTGTTGAACGAGCGCAACGAGGTTCGTATCCTTGATATGGCTGACCTTGATGGTTCAGACAACATCCGTGTTATCTTGCGTTTCTTCGCAGGTGTTCAGTACGGAATCGGTTCTGACGTAGTTCTCTACTCTTAATCTGACCTAATGTAAATCAAGAGGGGGCTTGGGCATTGCCCTCGCCCTCTTTTTTTAATTCTAATAAAACAACAAACAATGGCGTGTGATATTACTTTAGGCAGGGCAATTCCCTGTAAAGACGTTGTCGGAGGGATCAAAAGTGTGATCTTTGTCAATTACGATGCTTTGCGTCCCGTTGTGCTTACTGCTGATGATTCGATTGCGAGCATTAGTGGTACCGCTTCAGGTGGCATCTTTTCGGGATTTGAATATGACGTAAAAGGCAATAGCTCATTCGAGCAAACCTTCAACTCAAGCCGTGAGAATGGTACTACCTTCTTCACTCAAACTTTGAACTTGACTTTAACCAAGTTGAGCAAAACTGACAACAAGCAATTAAAGCTTCTTGCTTACGGCCGTCCGTACGCTTTCGTAACGGACTACAATGGCAACACATTTATGATGGGTCGCCTGAATGGTGCTGAAGTTACGGGCGGAACGATTGTAACGGGAGCTGCAATGGGCGACCTTTCAGGCTACACGCTTGTAATGGAAGGCCAAGAGGTTACTCCTGCTAACTTTTTGGATGGCTCAACGGCTACCAATCCATTTGCAGGAGTTAACGCATCTGCGGTAATCGTAACGGGTTCTAACTCTTAAATAATGAGGGGGGCGAAAGCCCCCTTATATTAAAATGAGCAAACAAATTTTTTCTAAAATCGCCAAGATTGGCGAAGAGGTACGTTCAGCCGAGCCAATGAAACTTGAACTTGCAACAGTTCAAAAACTTTCTGCTGCTATTGCTGAAGTTGACAAGGCATACGTTAAGTTCAACAATGATTTCACGAAATTGCAGGCTGCAGTAAAACCTGTGGTGAGTTCAGGAGAAACATTATTATCACTTACAGGCAGTCTTAAAAATGACTATGCTATGGTGGCTGCCGACTTTAAAAAACTCGGACTTAATCTTAATGATTATGAAGAGGGCAAAAAGTACAACAGGTTGAATGCAATTGACCAAGAAGGTACAATTGAGGATATGATTCGAGAAGCAAAGGTTTTGCTTTGATTGTAGTATATTTGCTTCAGCAAATCGAAAGAGTGCTAAAGTGATGGGATGGATGAGGGGCGCAAGCCCCTCTTTCTTTTTCCAACAATTCAACAAGCGGAGGTTATTTACTTGAGATGCATATTCTTCAAGTATCGGCTTCGCCCCAAACCATTACCATCATCCCACGTGAGTTCGTTTACTCATCAGAGGACTTGGACTTGTATTTTGAGCGTGTGTTGCTTGACAACGGCACGTTAGAAGGTGCTGCGTGCGTTCAG